GTCAAAGGTGGTCCCATACGCCCGAAATCCCCGTAAAAATCAAGCGGCTATCGCAAACGTGGCCGCCAGCATCAAGGAGTTCGGGTGGCGGCAGCCGATCGTCGTAAACAGCGAAATGGTCATCATCGTCGGTCACACCCGTTATCTGGCGGCATTGCAACTCGGATTGGAAAAAATCCCGGTCCACGTGGCCGAAGGATTGACACCCCAGCAGATCAAGGCGTACCGGATCATGGACAACCGTTCCCACGAGGCCTCGGAGTGGGACGACTCCCTCCTGGCGATCGAATTGAACGAGCTTCAAGATGCCGACTTCGACATGGATCTGACCGGGTTCGACGAGGACGAACTTGCCGAGAAGTTGGCGGCAGGGATCGTGGGAACGGCGGGCTTAACCGACCCCGACGAGGTTCCCGAACCTCCCGACGATGCGATCACGCAGCCCGGGGACCTGTGGGTCTTAGGCGACCACCGGCTTCTGTGTGGGGACAGCGGGAGCGTGGAAGATGTCGATTCCCTGCTGGGCGGGGCGACGATCCACCTGGTCAACACCGACCCCCCATACAACGTCAAGGTCGAGCCTCGCAGCAACAACGCGATCGCTGCCGGGAACAGTTCGTTTACGAAGACGCATCACCAGAGCCTGGATCTCGCCCTCCACCCGGGGAAGGATAAGCCCACCACCAAGAAGATGCGGCCCAAGGACCGGCAGCTGATGAACGACTTCGTATCCGACGAGGAGTTCGGCCGTCTGCTCCGTGCCTGGTTCGGCAACATCTCCCGGGTCCTGGAGCCCGGGCGGGGTTTCTACATCTGGGGCGGGTACGCCAACTGCGGCAACTATCCGCCGGTCTTGAAGGAGAACAAGCTCTACTTCTCCCAGTCGATCATCTGGGTGAAGGAGCACCCGGTCTTAACGCGCAAGGACTTCATGGGAAACCACGAGTGGTGCTTCTATGGCTGGCGTGAGGGCGCGGCGCACCTCTACATCGGGCCCAACAACGCCACCGATGTCTGGCCGGTGAAGAAGGTCAACCCGCAGAGCATGATCCATCTGACCGAGAAGCCGGTGGAGCTCGCCGTCCGGGCGATGCAGTACTCATCCAGGCCCGGCGAGAACGTCTTGGATCTGTTCGGGGGCAGCGGGTCGACCCTGATCGGGGCCGAGCAGACGGGACGCAAGAGCTTCCTCATGGAGCTTGATCCTCCCTACTGCGACGTAATCGTCACCCGGTGGGAGAACTTCACGGGCAAGAAGGCGGAGCGGATTCCCCGTGGCGACCGCGTGGCTGTTTAAGTACATCCTGGTCGAGGACCGGAAACAGTATGAGGCCCAAGGGTGGAAGGTCGTGGGGTCCGGGCCCTGCCTCGGCGGATGGCCTTCACTGATCATCCGGCGAAGGGCGTAAATGGCAGCGCAAACCTATCCCGTAGCGGTCATCTCCAAGCTTCTCGACTTGACCCCGCGACGGGTCCAACACCTTGCAAACGAAGGAGTTATCCCCCGGGCAGAGAAGGGGCGGTATGAACTGGTTCCCGCGGTGCGTGGGTATATCCGCTACCTGCGGGACCGCTCCATCGGCCGCGATGGAGAGCAGTCCTCCGACGTCGCCTCGGAACGGGCGCGGTTGACGCGGGAGCAGGCGGACAGGGTAGCGATGGAGAACGCGAAGGCCCGAGGCGAGCTGATCCCGGCGCCGCTTGTGCAGAAGTCCGTCGAGCGGGCGTTCGCGGCGTTCGGCTCCCGCATCAACGCCATCCCGCGGAAGGCCGTCTCGCGGCTAAAGGGCTGCTCGGGTGACGCCGCGCGCGAGAAGATTCTGCGCAAGATGATAAAGGAGGCCCTCCACGAACTCTCCGCCTTTGATTTCTCCGGAATCATTCGGAGTGATGGAGAGGGTTCTCCGGTCGGCGGCAACGGTGCTGCGGCCCCCGCCGGACCTGACGGTGAGCCAGTGGGCGGACGAATATCGCGTCCTGTCGCCAGAGGCAAGCGCGGAGCCGGGCAAGTGGAGCACGTCGCGGGCTGAATATCTGCGCGGCGTCATGGATGCCTTCTCCGATCCGGAAGTATCGACCGTCGTCTTCATGAAGTCGGCGCAGGTCGGGTCGACGGAAGTCATCAACAACATTATCGGCTACCACATCCACCAAGACCCGTCGCCGATCCTGGTCGTGCAGCCGAACTTGAAAATGGCCAGCAACTGGAGCAAGTCGCGGCTGGCCCCGATGCTCCGGGATACGCCGGTCCTGCGGGGGAAAGTCGGGGACCCGCGGGCGAAGGATTCCTCGAATACGATCCAGGAGAAGGTCTTCGAAGGCGGCATATTAGCCGTGGCCACGGCGAACAGCCCCGCGGATCTTGCCTCCCGGCCGATCCGGATCGTCCTGTTCGACGAGGTGGACAAGTACCCCCCGTCCGTCAAGGAGGAGGGGGACGCGATCGAGCTCGGCACGGTCCGGACCGAGACGTTCTGGAACTCGAAGACCTACAAGGGCTCGACGCCGAACGTCCACGAACTCTCGCGTATCGAGAACGAGTGGGATGAGTCGGACCAGCGGTATTTCGAGGTTCCGTGTCCCCGGAGGGGATGCGGGAAGCGTCAGCGCCTGATCTGGCCGCAGGTCAAGTGGTCGAAGGACGAACGCGGCAACCCGGTGGGCGTCCACTACGAGTGCGGCTACTGCAAGGGGACGATAGAGCACCACGAGAAGTACCGGATGGTGTCCCGCGGGAAGTGGGTTGCTTCCCGACCATGGGTGAAGGGAATCGCCGGATTCCATATCTCGGCGTTGTATTCCCCCTGGGCGACCTGGGAGAAGCTTGCGCATCGGTTCGTCAAGGCCGTCCGGTCGAAAAGCCCGGAACAGCTTCGGGTGTTCGTCAACGCCGCGCTTGGGGAGACGTGGAAGGAGGACACCACGACGGTGGACGAGAGCGGCCTCCTGGCCCGCCGTGAGGTATACGGGCCGCTGGTTCCCGAGCGGGTCTGCGCCATCACCGTCGGCGTGGACATCCAGGACGACCGGATCGAGGCCGAGGTGATCGGGTGGGCGCCCGGCGAGGAGTCGTGGCAGATCGAATACGCCGTCATCCCGGGGCGGACGGAAACCGACCTTCGCCCCTGGCAGGACTTGGATATCCTCCTGTCGAGGCGATATCCGCACGAACTCGGCGTGACGCTCGTCATCATGGCGGCGGGGATCGACTCCGGCGGCCACGCGACGACAAAAGTCTACGAATTCTGCAAGCCCCGCGAGGAGCGGCGCATCTGGGCGCTGAAGGGCGGAAGCAAGACGGGGATCCCGGCGGTTGGCCGGCCGAACCGGAACAATGCCGGGAACGTCCCCCTTCGGATCATCGGGACGGACGCCATCAAGCGGACGATCCTGTCGCGCCTCAAGCTCGAGGCCCCGGGCCCCGGGTTCATGCACTTCTCGATGTCTGCGGACGAGGAATATTTCAAGCAGCTCACGGCGGAGTCGCTCATCAAGATCCGGGAGAAGGGCGAGGTCAAGTTCATCTGGAAGAAAAACCGGGAACGCAACGAGGGACTCGACTGCCGCGTGTACGGCTATGCGGCGCTGATCGCGCTCAACCCGGACCTTGAGCGGTACGCGGCGATGATCCATGCGCAGGCGCGGGAGATTGAGAAGAACATCCCGGCTCCGGCGGAGTTGAGTGCGCGAGGCCGGGGGCGCCGGGTCATCAGCAAGGGAATCGGGAGGCAAATCTGATGGCGGGGATCACGTTCGCTCAAGCGGAGGCGCAACTTACGAACTGGCTTGCCGCATCGACCGCTGTTGCCGGCGGCCAGGCATACACCATCGGGGGCCGATCGCTTACCCGCGCCGATGCAAGGGCGATTCAGCAGCAGATCGACTTCTGGGACAAGAAATGCCAAGAGCTTTCCGGAGAGTCGAACGTGAAGCGGTCCATCAAAGTCTACGGCGGCACACCGGCATGAAGTACGAGGCACGTATCGGCAGCAGGTCCGTATCCGTCGAGGAGAACCTGGTCGACCGGGTGATCCGGTATCTCGATCCAGCCAGGGCGAATCGGCGCGTGGCGGCCCGGTTCTCGGCGGCCGTGGCCGGCGGGGACATCGG